AAGAGAAACCGCAACGGGCAGACTAGCTCAGGACTCTATTCTCTGTTCATACCTATGGAATGGAACTACGAGGGATACATTGATTCTTATGGGTTTCCTGTATTCGATACACCCAAAAAAGAAGTTTTAGATACATTTGGTGATAAAATAACATTAGGTGTTGTAGAGTTTTGGAAGAATGAAGTAGAAGGATTAAAAGATGACCAAGACGGGTTGAATGAATTTTATAGACAATTTCCAAGAACTGAAGAGCATGCATTCAGAGACGAAGCAAAAGAGTCTTTATTTAACCTTGCAAAAATATACGAACAAATAGATTATAACGTAGATCTTAGAAACACGTCAATAGTTACTACCGGTAGCTTTCAATGGCAAGATGGTAAGCTAGATTCAAGCGTTATATTTATACCAAACAAAGATGGTAGATTTAAAATATCTTGGGTTCCACCTGTTAATCTACAAAATCGTGTGATAGTAAGAAATGGGAGTAAATATCCAGCGAACGAACACTGCGGAGCTTTTGGCTGTGACAGTTATGATATATCAGGTACTGTTGACGGAAGAGGATCTAATGGATCTTTACACGGTTTAACCAAGTTTAGTATGGAGGATGTTCCACCTAATCAATTTTTTTTAGAATATATAGCTAGACCTCAAACAGCTGAGATATTTTTTGAAGACGTATTAATGGCTTGTGTGTTTTACGGCATGCCTTTATTATGTGAAAACAATAAACCTAGATTATTATATCATTTTAAAAGAAGAGGCTATAGAGGTTATTCTATGAATAGGCCAGATAAAGTTTGGAATAAATTATCTGTAACAGAAAAAGATATTGGCGGAATACCTAACTCCAGTGAAGATATAAAACAAGCTCACGCATCAGCTATAGAAACATATATAAATACAAGTATTGGTAAAACTGATGACGGGTATGGTAATATGTATTTTCAAAGAACGCTAGAAGACTGGGCTAAATTTAATATAAATAATAGAACAAAGCATGATGCATCTATAAGTTCTGGATTAGCTTTAATGGCGTGTAACAAGAATAGATACATACCATCAGCTAAAAGAGAATACAAAAGTATAAACTTAGGTATAAAGAAGTACGATAACAAAGGCGCGTCGTCAAAAATGATACAATAAATGAGAATACAGACTAATAGTAACAGTTCATTTCCTAGCCAAGTAGTTAGCGACGAAGAAAAATCAAGCTACGAATATGGTATGCAAGTTGCGCAGGCTATCGAACAAGAATGGTTTCAAGGAGGTCGATCTGGTAATAGATATACACAAAGCTATAACAGCTTTCACCAACTCAGGCAGTATGCTAGAGGGGAGCAAAGTATTCAAAAGTATAAAGATGAATTATCTATAAATGGTGATTTGTCTTATCTTAATTTAGACTGGAAGCCAGTTCCTGTTATATCAAAATTTGTTGATATAGTTGCTAACGGTATGTCTAATAAATCTTACGATATAACCACTTACGCGCAAGATCCTTTTTCTGTAAAAGTTAAAACAGATTATGCTAAAGCTATAGAAAAAGATATAGCTACTAAAGCTGCCTTGGTAAATATGAAGCAGCAAATGGATATTGACTTGTCTTCTACGGGCGATATAGCTGGACTACCTGAGAACAAGGATGAGCTAGATTTGCACATGCAACTCAACTATAAGCAAAGCATTGAAATAGCCGAAGAAGAAGTTATATCAAATGTTTTAGCCGCTAACAAGTACGATGAAATAAAGAGAAGGATAGCTAGTGATTTAACTGTAATAGGTATTACTGCTGTAAAAACTAGATTTGACCCTACTGAAGGTATAAAAATTGAATATGTTGATCCAGCTAATCTGGTTTATTCATATACAGAAGATCCTAATTTTGAAGATATATATTACGCCGGAGAAATTAAATCAATAACTATAGCTGAATTAAAAAAACAATTCCCTGATATACCTGAAGAAGAGTTGTTAAAAATACAAAAAATGCCTGGTAATTCTCAGTACTTACAAAACTGGGGGAATTACGATGGCAATACGGTTCAAGTAATGTACTTTGAATATAAAACATACATGAATCAGGTTTTTAAGATTAAAAAAACAGAACAAGGTTTAGAAAAAGCTTTAGAAAAAACTGATGAGTTTAATCCACCGCCTAATGACAACTTTGAAAGAGTTTATAGAACCATAGAGGTTTTATATACAGGAGCAAAAGTACTAGGTAATAATTACATGTTAAATTGGGAGTTGGCTGAAAATATGACAAGACCAACAGCTGACTCAACAAAAGTTGAAATGAACTATTGCATATCGGCTCCTAGAATGTACAGGGGTAGAATAGAATCTATAGTTAGTAGAATAACAGGTTTTGCTGATATGATTCAACTAACACATCTTAAACTTCAACAAGTGATGTCTAGAATAGTACCAGATGGTGTGTTCCTGGATATGGATGGTTTAGCTGAAGTGGATCTAGGTAATGGTACTAACTATAACCCGGCTGAAGCTTTAAACATGTATTTTCAAACAGGTTCTATAGTAGGTAGATCACTTACTCAAGAAGGAGGCATGAATGCAGGTAAAATACCTATTCAAGAATTAAGTTCTTCTTCTGGACAAGCTAAAATACAAAGTCTTATTGGTACGTATCAATATTACTTACAGATGATTAGAGATGTAACCGGTTTAAACGAAGCTAGAGATGGTAGTCAAACAGATAAAGATGCTTTGGTTGGTGTTCAAAAACTAGCAGTAAATGCTTCTAATGTAGCTACAAAGCATTTATTGGATTCTATGCTTTATGTAACTTTAAGAGTATGCGAAAATATAAGCTTAAAGGTTGCGGATGTTATAGATAACCCGCTGTTACATAATGCTTTAAGGAATTCTATTAGTTCTTTTAACGTTAAAACTTTAGAAGAGTTAATGAATTTACAAATACATGATTTTGGTATATACATACAAATTGAACCTGAGGAGCATGAAAAAGCTTTATTAGAGCAAAATGTTCAAATGGCTTTACAGACAGGTGTTATAGCTTTGTCGGATGCTATAGATATTAGAAACATTAAAAACCAAAAATTAGCTAATCAGTTCTTGAAACTTAGACAAAATCAAAAACTAGAAAGAGAACAAAAACAAAAGCAAGCAAATATACAAGCACAAGCGCAAGCAAACGCTCAGCAAGCAGAGCAAGCGGCAATGAACGAAGTTCAAAAGCAACAAGCTATAACCGCTGAAAAAGTAAGTATTGAGCAAGCTAAGTCTCAGTTTGAAATACAAAGAATGCAGGCTGAAGCTGAAATAAAAAGAGGTTTAATGGCTGAAGAATTTGGTTATCAAATGAAACTTGCCCAAGTCAAAGCTAACTCTGAAGGATCGAAAGAAAAAGAGATGGAGGATAGAAAAGACGAAAGAACTAAAATACAAGCAACTCAACAATCAGAGTTAATATCACAAAGACAAAATGATTCATTACCAACAAATTTTGAGTCATCCGGAAATGATACCCTAGGAGGTTTCGGGCTAGAGGATTTCTAGCACTATCAAAATTAACTATTTAATTATATTATATTATGGAAGAAGCAACTAAACAGGAAGGTGAGTTTTCTTTAAAAGGGAAAAGCACTAAGCCTAAACAGTTAAGTCAAGAAGCTACGGCTATAACAAAGGTTAGCATTAAAGAGCCTGTGTTAGAAAACAAAGAAGAAGTTACTAAAGTAGTAATTCCTAACGACACATTAAAACCTGAAGAAAACGCCGTTCAAAAGCAAGAAGCAGAGGAGCCTGTGCTACTCACAGAACAAACTAAAGCGGTATTGCAAGAAGTGGGACAAGGAGACGAAGAGCCCGCTAAAGATGCTGTCGCCAAGTTCACGCCTTTACGAGAAGTGACTGACGAAGAAATAAAGCAGGTAACTAAACAAGCTCAAGAAGCTGTAAGAGACGAAAAAGTTTTAGGTAGAAAATTACCGGAAAACGTTGAAAAGCTAGTTAGCTTTATGGAAGACACGGGGGGAACAGTCGAGGATTACGTTAGACTAAACGCTGATTATTCAAATATTGATGAAAGTGTTTTATTAAAAGAATATTATAAAAAAACAAAACCTTATTTAGAGTCTGAAGACTTAGATTTAATCTTAGAAGATTACGAATATGATGAAGATCTAGATGAGGAAAGAGATATACGCAAAAAGAAGATTGCGTTTAAAGAAGAAGTTGCAAAAGCTAAAAACTTTTTAGAAAGCACGAAGAGTAAATATTACGACGAGATCAAGTTGAGACCGGGCGTTACTCAAGAGCAGCAAAAAGCTACAGACTTTTTCAACAGATTCAATAAAGACCAAGAGACTGCTGAACAGCAACACTTAGAGTTTAAGTCCAATACCAATAAATACTTTTCTGATGAATTCAAAGGTTTTGATTTCGATGTCAGTGGTAAGAAATTTAGGTATGGAGTACAAGATTCTAATAAAGTTGCAACCGATCAATCTGACATCAACAACTTTGTAGGTAAGTTCCTAAATAAAGAAGGTGTTATGAATGATACAAAAGGCTATCACAAGGCTTTGTATATGGCTTCTAATGGAGATGCAATTGTAAATCATTTCTATGAACAAGGTAAAGCTGACGCTGTCCGCGACGTTGTTAACAAATCTAAAAACCTAAAAGATAGTCCTAGGACTACTAAAGGCAATGATGGTTTCATAGGTGGATTTAAAGTTAAATCAATTAGTAATCCTAATTCTTCAAAACTAAGTATTAAAAAAAATAAATTTAACTAAAAAAAACAATTATTATGGCTTTAACTCCAACATTCGGTTCGATTCAACCGAGTCAAGTACAACAACCTTTACAGAGTAACTACCTTCAGTTTAACGGAGCTGGTGCTGATGCAAACAACTTTGCTCAACAGTATTTACCTGAAATTTATGAACAAGAAGTAGAGCGTTATGGAAACAGAACGTTATCTGGATTCTTAAAAATGGTTGGCGCTGAAATGCCAATGACTTCTGATCAAGTAATTTGGTCTGAGCAAAATAGATTACACATTTCTTATAACAATGTTGATGTTGCTGCAAACGTTGGCGGTACAGGTCCTACAAACGTTATCACAGTGCAAGCTGCTGATACAAATGTTATATCTGTAAACGACACTGTAGTTCTTTTAAATGCTACTACAGGAGCTGAAGCAAAAGCTATCGTAACTGCATCTACACCTGGTGCTGGTGGAACTTTTACAGTTCAATCTTATGACAACACTGGTCTTATACCTAACTTACTTGCTGCACCTGGTGCTGGAATTAAGGTATTTGTATACGGTTCTGATTATGCTAAAGGATCTAACATAGCTACAGGAGCTAGAGTATCTGTTGCTCCGTCTTTTACACAATATTCTAACTCTCCTATCATATTAAGAAATCAGTATACAATTTCTGGTTCTGATATGTCTCAAATTGGATGGGTTGAAGTTGCTACTGAAGATGGTACATCTGGATATTTATGGTATTTAAAAGCTGAATCTGAAACAAGATTACGTTTTGAAGACTATTTAGAAATGAGTATGGTAGAGAGCGAGTATAATCAAATCGCTGCAACCTCTGCAACAAACCCTGGGTCACAAGGTTTATTTGCTGCTATTCAAGATCGTGGAAACGTAGAAGTAGGATTTACTGCTGCTGCTGGATTAGACGAGTTTGACGCTATCTTAAAGAACTTAGACACACAAGGAGCAATTGAAGAGAACATGTTATTCTTACAGAGACAAACGTCTTTAGATTTTGACGACATGTTAGCTGCACTTTCTGCTGGTTCTGCTGGTGGTACTGCTTTTGGTTTATTCGAAAACTCAGAAGAAATGGCTTTGAACTTAGGGTTCTCAGGATTTAGAAGAGGTTCTTATGACTTTTACAAAACTGACTGGAAATACTTAAACGATGCGTCTACTCGTGGAGCTTCAACTGGTATCTCTTCTGTTGAAGGAGTATTAGTACCTGCTGGAACATCTACAGTATATGATCAAATTTTAGGAACTAACATTAGAAGACCTTTCTTACACGTAAGATATAGAGCGTCTGCATCTGATGATAGACGTATGAAATCTTGGTTAACTGGTTCTGCTGGTGGAGCATCAACATCTACTTTAGATGCAATGGAAGTAAACTTCCTATCTGAAAGATGTTTAGTAACTCAAGCTGCTAACAACTTTGTATTATTCAAAGGAATCTAAAAGATTCAAAATTAATGTAATTCTTACCCTCGTTAAAACTACGGGGGTAATTATTACTTTTATGTGACATTAGCTAGTATATATTATAGTAACAGGCTATTGTCATTAAATTAACATTTATATTATATCATATTATGGCTACAAAAGCACAAGCTAAAAAGGTTGAGGTAGCACCTCAAGTTAAAGCACAACCTATTAAGGCTGCTCAACCAAGTAAACCAACTTGGGAAATTAAAGATAGAATTTATTATTTAAGAGGCAATAAAAGCCCTCTTACTCTAACAATACCATGTCGTCACACTAGAAAGCATCCGCTATTATATTTTGACAAAGCAACTGGTGCACAAAGAGAAATAAGATACGCTACTAATCAATCCTCTCCGTTAGTAGACGAACAAAAAGGAGAATGTACATTAGGTCACATACAGTTTAGTGATGGTGATTTAAAAGTACCAAAAGAAATGCAAAACTTACAGAAACTACTTTCAATATATCATCCTTTGAAAGGAAGAATATTTGAAGAGTTTAGCGCAGCTGCAGAAGCTGAAGACGACTTGGATGTATTGGATCTTCAAATTGACGCTTTAATATCTGCTAGAGAAATGGAGATAGATCAAGCTGAAGCTATAATGAGGGTAGAAATAGGATCAGGGGTTAGTAATATGAGTTCTAAGGAGCTTAAAAGAGATTTACTGTTGTTTGCTAAGAATAATCCAACTCTTTTCTTAGACTTAGCTAATGATGAAAATGTTCAACTTAGAAATGTAGCTATTAGAGCTTCAGAGGCTAGCATTATAGTACTGTCTCAAGATCAAAGAACATTTACTTGGGGATCAACTGGAAGGAAACTAATGACAGTTCCTTTCGATGAGAATCCTTACTCCGCTATGGCTGCTTACTTCAAAACCGATGAAGGTGTAGAAGTTTTTAGGTCAGTGGAGAAAAACTTGAAATAACATGTAATATTAATATAGGGCTCGTTAACTCGGGCCCGTATTATAATAAATAAACAAAAATGGCAATAAACGTAGATACAGTATATAAAACAGTTTTGCTTGTATTGAACAAAGAGCAGCGCGGTTATATAACACCTGACGAATTCAATAGAACAGCAACTCAGGTACAGCTTGATATATTCGAGCAGTATTTTGATGACTTAAACCAACAGCTACGAGTGCCGCAATCAGATTACGATTATTCTGATAGACAGATGAATATCGATGAAAACATATCACCATTTAAAACAAGTGGTAACTGTGTGTACAATGTAGACAAGTTTAATCTACCTGTTCTAGACTCTGAGGGTAATACTGTTTTAAACTCGGGCACAGAGCCGGCGAGTTTAGATCAAGTTACATTCTACAGGTTAGGCACACCAACGTATACTCCAGTTTCTGGTTTTGAAACAGAAATACAGAGACTACAGCGTAATGACTTTTACAATATAGAAAAATCTCCTTTAACGGCTTCAGTAGAAGCTTTTCCAACATATTTATACGAAGCAAACAAGTTAATAATTAGACCAACAAGTATTATTACCGGTATTAGCACTAGCTTTATTAGAAAGCCAAGAAACGTGGCTTGGGGTTATACTATAGGTACAGTTGGGCAACTATTATACAGCTCGTTAACAGCTTCTGCAACTCCAACAGAGAATTCAACTCATTTTGAATTGAGCTCATCTGAGCAAGTTAATGTTATAACTAGAATATTGTTTTATTCTGGAGTTATAATCAGAGATCCTCAAATAATACAAGTAGCAGCTCAAGAGATTCAACAAAACGAAATAAATAAAAAAAGTTAATAAATGGGACTTATAACAGAAACTAATGAACAATACTACGCGGGTTCTCAAAAATTCCTAGCAGTAGCTGTTGTCGGTGGTGCTGCTCAAAACTTTACCACTACATTTGACACTACCTTAGTATTTGGCGGCGCTAACGCTTGGAATCCACTTGACGTAAACTATGCTTTAAATAATTTTAAACTATATAAAGCTGTCCCAGGTGTTTTAACCTACACAGAAATAACAACATTTTATACTGTTGTAGGTAATACTATAGCTATACCTGACTTAGGTGTAAATGATAGCATAGTAGTTCAACTTAAAAGACTAGACGGTGGTAACTATGGAAACAAAGATGCTACTGGAACTACTGTAGAAGAAAATTATGATGACTATTCTTACATAAAATTAAACGATGTAATAAACAACTTTCAAGTAGCTTACGTAGGTGCAGGTAAAAATATACCTAGTGTTAAAAGAACTGACCTTATATTCCACGCAAAGCGAGCAATGCAGGAGTTTAGTTATGACACTCTTAATAGCATTAAATCTCAAGAATTAAATATACCGCCTAGTCTTAGTGTGGTAATACCTCAAGATTACGTTAACTACGTTAAGATGTCTTGGATTGATAGCATGGGGGTTAAAAGACCTATATATCCAGCTAACAATTTAACCATCAACCCTGGATCGATGCCTTTGCAAGATAGTATTGGAGTACCTACTCAAGACAATTTTGGTGAAAACTTAGAGGGAACATCGATAACAGAAGCTAGATGGGCTGAGGCTGACGACAACTTACTTAACAGTCAAGTTAACAACTTACGCCAAATAAACTTTGACTACGACGGCTACGATAATAGCCGAGGCATAGGGCAAGGTCAATTATATGGACTTAATCCACAGCACTCTCAAACTAATGGCTGGTTTACTATAAATCACAGAGAAGGAAAAATGTCTTTTTCAAATAATCTAGCAAGCGCTCTGATCATTTTAGAGTACATTTCTGATGGTTTAGCTTACGATCTTGATACTAAGGTCCCTAAGATGGCAGAAGAGGCTATGTACGCTTATATGCATTATGCCGTAATGGCTTCTAGAGCAGGTCAACCTGAATATGTAATAAATAGATTAAACAGGGAGAAAGTTTCAAAACTTAGAAATGCTAAAATAAGATTATCTAATATAAAACTTGATGAAATAGTTCAAGTAATGAGAGGTAAATCTAAATGGATAAAATACTAAAACATGGCTGAGGTTAAAAATGCTTTTATAAAGTCTAAAATGAACAAGGACCTTGACAGTAGACTTCTACCATCGGGTGAATACAGGAATGCTATAAATGCTCAAGTAAGTAGGTCCGAAGGAGCGGATGTTGGCGCGTTGGAAAACGTATTAGGTAATACTGAGTTGATTGAATTTGTATCAGCCGTTGCTGCTGCTG